AATAACCCCCCATATTTTTACTTGACATCTTCTATTTTGTTTATTATATTAAGATAGTAGTTTAATATTATATGTGTATAACAGGGGGGGATTGTTAAGGGGGGGAAAAGAAAAGAAAAATAGACAAGTGTAAAATGAAATAAATAAAATGGCCGCGACAAAAAGAAAAAAAGTAAAAATCGATCCGAAAGAAATTGAAAAGCTGGCGCCGTATTTAAAGCAGGAGCAGATTGCCGGATATTTAGGATTATCGGTGGATTATCTTCGAGAACGGTTCAGAAAAGAGCCAGAACTAAACACCGCGTATCAAAAAGGACGGCAGCGTTGTATCAGCGAAATAGCCGAGTCGTTGATAAGTAAAGCCAGAAGCGGCGATCTTGGTGCAATGATATTTTATCTAAAAACGCAAGCGCGCTGGTCTGAAACGCAGAAGTTTGAGCATTCCGGGCCTGAGGGTCAACCGATTCAGACAATGAAAATTGACTATTCGCAAGCGAGCGACGAGCAAGTGCGCAAACTCATTGAAGTGGCCGAGAAGTTAATCCGAGAGGAAGAGGCCAATGCAGGAAAATAAGTTTTGGGATATTCGCGAGGTTGGTAAAACTGATGAGGAAAGTGTTTGCTATATCGAACTCGTTCAGAGTGATTCCGAGGATTTAGCGGGCCGATATTACGCCCGCGTTAAATTTGACGGATGCGTTCATTTTGGGTCAGAAAACGAGCCAGACCCTGATTATATTTACATCTGTAATCTGGATCACGTGATCGCGCTGTTGACCGAAGCTCGAAGCCTGGCCAAGCAGTATTTCGGCGATAGCTGGGGAGATAGCAGGCGGCAATTAGAAGAAGATCGCAAGCGTCTGCCAGCGCAGATCAAAGCGGTAAAATGGATTGTATGAGTAATACGACCCAAAAGGCAATATTAAAACACGTGAAATCGAAATTGCCTCAAGGTTGGAAACTGAGGAAATCTAACGGCGTATCGTGTTATAAAGCATATAAAGGCCTCGATGCGCAGGTAGTGTTTGACGAGGCGATGCTGTTATCGAATTATAGGGATATGCTAAACGAAGTCAATCGCTTAGATCGTATGATATAAACTAAATATCCGCCTGATCAGCGGCCAAAGAGGTTTTTTAGGGCTCACAATCCGCGCATGAGTCCACGCGGACGCGAGCCCTTTTCTTTGGGAGATTAGATATGTGGATATGCTTGATAATTTCATAAAGCAGAGGAATCGGCTTCCGCGCGCAGAACGATTAAATATGCTCCGATGGTCAATGGAGGAAGCCCAACGACATCTGGCGCGGAAGCATCTGCTTGATTTCATTCAATATACATTCCCGAATTACAAAGCCGGGTGGTTTCATAAACATGTTTGTAGCGAGTTAGAAGAGTTCTTTGAAAGAGTGCTGCGAAAAGAGAACCCGCGTTTGATTATTGTGGCGCCACCTCAGCACGGCAAAAGTGAGATCGTATCCCGCAGGTTCCCGGCCTGGGCGTTAGGCCGTTGCCCTGAACTTAACATTATCAGCACTTCATACAGCAGCGATCGCGCTGAACCGAATAGCCGCGACGTTCAGAATATCATTTCCGGGGAACGTTATCAACAGCTTTGGCAAAGGAAGCTCGCTCAGAAGCGGGTGGACATGTGGGATTTAGAGGGATATGAGCAGTATAAGTTTCGTGCTGCTGGGATTATGGGCGGCATCACCGGCCTGGGTGCGCACATTATGATCATTGACGACCCGATCAAGGGGTGGGAAGATGCGAACTCTACGATAATTCTTGAGAAGCTCTGGTCTGAGATGGGCGCCGCTTTGAAATCCCGCCTTGCGGAAGGTGCCGGTGTGTTAGTGATGGCAACGCGCTGGAATTTACGTGATCCTACCGGCCGATTGCTCGATATGATGGACAATTCAGGCGGGTTTCAATGGAAAGTGCTGCATTATGACGCTTTGATTGACGAATCCTCTGATCCACCTGAGGAACGAGCTAAGATCGGCGATTATCGCGAGTTCGGCGAACCGTTAGCCCCGGAGCTGTTTTCACGGGAGTATCTTGAAAGAGTTCGCAAGGACTATTACGACGCCGGTCAAGGGATTATCTGGCTAACGCTGTATCAAGGGAGGCCTCAGCCTACGCAGGGCATGGGATACTTCTTAAGTATCGGCGATGAACCAGAGGATAAGATACTCAGACGTTACGAGGCCAGAAGCGTTAAGCCTAAGCGATGCAGTTTTGAGATCGTAAAGCCGGATAAACAGTGGAAGTTCAACGATGACGACATGGGATATTGGCGGGTCTGGGAAGAGCCCCTTCCGGGATTCGGCTATTGCGCCGGTCTGGACATATCCGAGGGCATTGATTCTGGCGGTGATACAGATTATCACGTGTTGCGCATCTTGCGCAGAGGGGTTGTTGATTCGGTGTTGGAGGAGCTGCATATGATTCCAAGCGTTACCATCGGCGAAATTCACAAGCCTGCGGTTATTTTAACCTATATTTCCAAAGTTGACTTAAGTTTATTGCTTGAAGAGGTTAGCCAAGTGCTCAAGTATTACAATATGGCGTATTTGCAGGTTGAACGGAATAATCCGGGAATTGGATTCGTGGACATCGGTCTAAGAGATCACTATCCACTTGAATTGATCGTCCGAGAGGCGCCACTTGCGCAGATCAAAGAAAAGCCCGGTGCTAAACTCGGCGTAAGGGTAACTCAGGCGAATAAAGCGACGCTGTTGAATCGGCTTAAGACCGCTATGCGGCAGGATAAATTTGACGATTTTGACGAAGAGTTCTTAAGGCAAGCCCGGCATTTTGTCAATATAGACGGAAAGCTAACCGCAGAGTCGGGTTGGCATGACGACATCGTAATGGCGACTGCGCATATGTGGAGTGCGCACTTAAACACGCCGTTATCAATAAAAAAGAAAAATAGAATCGGTAAACGCTCGCCGCATTATCGAGCGGAAAATCAGCTTACGGGGTATTAGTATGGCCAGGCATAACGTTAGAGACGCTATCGAGATCATTCGGGGGCAGAGGCAGGTAACCGATGAGCAGATAGCGGAATACATGCGGGATACTAACATGGATACTGCTGGGGCAATGCTGAATATGTGGGTTAGAATTCGGATGTTGCGACAGCTTGAGCAGTTAAACGAGAACATGAACGAACTTATTTCTCGGTTCGATGCGCAGAAGCCCGGGCCGGGAAGGCCGAGGAAGGGATGATCCCGATATTTCGCGGTACAGTTGGATTAAAACTGGGTAATCAAGAGCGGCATGAGGCCTTCTGGCCGTTGCTTAGGTTCTCCCGACCGATTGAGAGGGAGTATCCGGGCGGCAAGTGGATCCCCTGCATGATTCACAATTATCCCGGTATGGTCTGGGATGTGCCGGATATGAATAAGCTCTGGGTCATCCGCCTTGAGATTGAAAACAGCGTTATGCAGTTGCGTCAATTATCCGTTCGACGCGATGAAATAGGCTATATCGTTCCGAAAATAGAGGATGCCGGTGGAATTACGAACTAAACGACCGACGATTATATCGAAAGAGACCGAATCGGATAAAGAAGCTCGGTTGATCAGCAAGGTATTGGATAGGTATTTCACGGCCTCTTCGTTCTGGAATCAATATTATTACGGGCCGAGTCGGGTATTGTTGCGCGATTATCGCATGGAATTGAAGTTAGTGCGCGATGAGAAGACCGGCGAAATCAAATATCCGCATCGGTCTAAGGTATTTCCGCCGATAGCATTTGAAGAGTGCGAGATTATCGCCCCGCAGGTTATAGATTCGATCTTATCAAAGCGTCCGTTTTTTGACGTTACCAGACGCCGGGGGCATCCTAACATAGGAGACGCTCGCAAGAGTAAAATACTTCTGGAATATCAGTTAGATCAGCGCGATTTCGCGTCTGTTATGGCGAACTGCTTGAACGAGGTGGTGCTTTTGGGCAACAAGGTCGGCCGTTTGCGCTGGGTGTATGAGGCGGAATACTTTACCAAGAGGCAGACCATTCGGCATTTAGGCGTGCCGATAGGCGTTCGCGAAGAGCAGATATTAGAAGAGACGTATGAAGGGCCGGAATTTGTGCCGATTCCGTTCTATTGTTTTCACATTGACCCAGCTACGCCGCCTGGCCAACTGCAAAGGGCGGAATATTTAATCGAAGAGCGAGTTTTGCCTTTATGGGAATTCAGGGCGGAAGCCGAGCAATACGGTTATGATAACGTTAAGGAGGCCGAAAGATACGTTCAAAGAGGGCAAATGCTTAAGCCGACTTATGATGAGGCCTCTAAAGGGGTGGATAGTCATGCTGAAAATCTTCATATGCTGATGTATTACGATCACGAGCAGGTCATTTATTTAATTACCAACGAGGGGCATCCTTCAAACGGTGTAATTATCAAACAGGAGGATCTTTATGAAAAACACCCCGACGGCAAATTCCCCTATTTTGTTATGCAGTCCAGAACGAACGTTGATTCCGGCTCGGATGTTGATTTAGACGATCCTAATCCCTTGAGTGCACCATCGGGATTTTACTGTTTCGGCGAGCTCAAGGTTTGCCATGGGATGCAACAGGCGATCACCACCACATTGAATCAGCGTATTGATCAGATCAGCTTATCGCTCAATCCGCCGTTCTTTCTCACCACCGGGGCGTTGGAGAATGAATCGGATTTGGAATATGGTTACGAACCCGGACGGATTTATCGGCTTTTGGAATCCTCCGGTTTAACCCCCAACGACATACTCAAGCAGGTTGAGATAAGGGATTTCCTCGGTGGGTCATGGAACAATCAGATGCAGTTATTGATTGACATGGTGCATCGCGGTGCCGGTGGGCAGTTATTGATTGACATGGTGCATCGCGGTGCCGGTGGCCAGGATACCGTTGCCGGTCGGGTAGATGCCCGCAATCAAACCGCGACCGGCATTATGCAGCTTACCGCCAACGCTATGAAGCGGTTCAGCAGGAAGGTCGGTAATATCGTTGAGGGCGGCCTTAAGCCGATTTTAGAGGCGATGTGCGATATGAATGCCCGATATATTGATCCCGATACAATAGCCTATGCGGTGGGTAACGATGAGCCGGTATTCGTCAATCCAGAGGACATCGTTCGAGGCGCCAGTATAGTCATTCACCTTTCACCGTTTTATGCAAAGGAGATTGTTCAGGAACGCTTACTTAAGACCGCGCCTATTTTAGCGCAGTTAAACCCGTTTATTGATCTCACACAGCTAACCAGAATGATTCTCGAATACGATCCGCATATTGACAACGTTGATAAGATATTGCCGGAGAATACGCCGCCCGTTACGCCCTTTATGATGAAGACCAT